TAGAAACAAGTCTAACACCCGAAGGTACAGTACGTTTCAGTCGTACCAAAAAAAATTCTGGTTCGGTTTACAGAGCATTAGATGTACGTAATATCATTAACCCTACTGCAGATGACATACAATGTGATATAGCTTTTGGTACAAATCAATGGCCTGCCACGCATAAATGTTATATATGTGGATTATGTTTACATAACATGCAATCTGATAATTGTGGAGCACCTTGTGAACATTTATTAAATATATATCAAGTAATGATAACATTTGGGTTTATTGAAATTGAAGATAGAATAAAATTTGATTTATATAGAGATGATAGAAAAAATATATATGCACCTTCTTGTACCTGTTGTAATAGTGAGAAATCCAATATCGAGATTATTTCTTTTAAAAATAATAAATGGCAAGTTAATGAAAAAAATGTAGATGACCTATTGAAACAAATAGTAAATTCAAAAAGAGAATGTTGTTATAAAGATGGACACCCAGAGAAACCAAACAATACAAAAGATGACCAAGCTGTATGGGTAAAGCCGAGTACAAAAGATAACGATAAATGTAGTAATTTTCTTGTATCTTTTCCAGGAGAAAAAGAAACCCAACCTTTATATGGCGTAGACATAGATGACCGAAAAAATAAAATAGTTAGTATGTTAAAACAACGTGTAGATATATTAAACCGAACAGTACCTCGTCCAAAAGCTACTATGAATTTATCCTATCTTAATGCACTAATACAAATAGCTACTGTTTTTACCCATATTTCTTTTAATGCATATAAAAAGATTGCAATGGAAATGGCTGGACGTACACTTGGTGGTGCTCCTCCTGCTGCTGGTGCAGGTGACGATAGTGAATACGAATTATGTAGTGATACAGATAAAGATTGTTGTGATAAAGATGACCGCGATTGTTTTAATATTGAATTTAAAAAACTATTTGAAATTTACTTTTGGAAAGAATTTGAAAATGTTGTAAAGAATACAAAATTTGTAACTACTGGTGAATTTGAAAAAATATTAACTAAATATGAAGAAACCCACAAAAATATAGAATCAATTATTTCAAATTTACCAGTTTCTACTGCTATTAAGAATATTTCTACTAATGATATTAAAGTTGTATATGATTATTTATTGACTGAAGAAATTGTTATTAGTAGACCTGTTTCCCCTTTAATTCCAATAGCTCCGGCACCAATAACTATGGCACCCAAAAGTAGTAATATGTCACCAACATCAAGTGATGCTACTGAAGACCCAAATTCAAGTCAAGATGATACGTCTACAGACGGAATTGAAAGTAAGAGTCAATCGTTAAGTGAGAGTCAACCCTACAGTTATAGTAGTGATAGCCAGTTCGGTACAGAAGATGTTAAATATCAAGATAGCGAGAGTCAACCGTTCAGTGATAGTAGTGAGAGTCTACCAAGTAGTCCAGAATCGCGTTTTAAAAAACCCATTTTAACGATATTGACTAATATTCCGAACAATCCTCAGCCCTCAAATGATGACCCAGAAATATCATATTTTATGGAAAACCAACAAAATAAAAGTCAACGTACATCACGTAACAGTTCACCACGTAGTAGTTCAGCAAGTAGGTCAGCCAGTAGAACAGGTACTACACCAGGTAGTAGGTCAGCCAGTAGAACAGGTACTACACCAGGTAGTAGGTCAGCCAGTAGAACAGGTACTACACCTGGTTTTATTGAGTTAAATGTAGATAATCCTAAGAAGAATACATATAGGTCTCGAAGCCAAGGTTCTTTGCGTTCAACTTATGACTTAGGTGGGAAAAAAACACGTAAAAATAAAACAAGAAAGCAAAGACAAAAGAAACAGTCCAAGCGTATTTCTTATGTAAAAAATAAGCAAACTCGCAAAAAATCAAAAAATAATAAAAAATCAAAAACGAAAAAAGCAACATAAAAACACATAGTTAATTAATACAACCTATTTCGTATGAATTCGAACCAAAAAAAGGGTAATCCACAAAAAACAACAGGATTACGAACAATCGACATCAAACACACTGAACTATTAGATTCATTTCACAAGATAGAAACAGAAACGATTCCAAAATTGGTTGAGGAAAAAGAGAACCTAAAACAGAAAATAAAAACTTTACATAAAAACCAGTATGATGAGTACATGGATATGTGTGATAGAATTAAATCAATCAAGGGTGAAATAAAAGAACTTACTCAGCAAAAAAAGGAATATTTACTTAACAATTCAAAACATGTATTTGACTATTTTGAACAAAAGAAGCAAATTTCTGTAGATTCTAATACAGTGAATCAAAATTCCAATGTTCTCAACTCCTTCTTTAAAATTAAGGCAACCAACCAAGTATCGGGTGATTTGAACAATGACAAGTATGCAAAATCCAAACAATCTTACCAGCATTATTGGCGAAATGTTACTAATGAAATTACTAACATTCAGGATTTTGTTGTTTCTACCGATGTATGTGATACATGTCATAATGGAGAACTAATTCCACAAGACGAAGAAGGGATATTAATATGTAATAATACGGCATGTGGTAAATTTATAACTTACATCATAGATAGTTCCAAACCAACCAATAAAGAACCACCAAATGAAGTATCATACACAGCTTATATTCGTTTAAATCATTTCAAAGAAATCTTATCACAATTTCAAGCAAAAGAAACCACCCAAATACCAGATGAAGTCATGCAGGATATTCGTGCAAGAATAAAAAAGGAACGAATTACCGACATGTCGTTAATCAATTACGATAAAATGAGGGAAATATTAAGAAAATTGGGCTATAATAAATATTTTGAACATATTCAATACATAAATTCTATGTTTGGTATTAAACCTCCAGTAATGAATGAAGAGTTACATGAAACATTATGTGTATTATTTATTGAAATACAGAAACCATGGGCGGTGCATTGTCCACCAAGCCGAACTAATTTTTTCAATTACACATATACGCTTCATCAATTATGTGTATTGTTAGACCAAACCCAATATTTACCCTATATTCCTATGATGAAAGACCGTGAAAAACAATTGGAACAGGATATGATATGGAAGAAGGTATGTAATGATTTAGATTGGCAATACTTTCCAACAGTATAACATTATATTTGGAACATCAAATATAATGTGTAGGGGGTTTACAGTTCAGGTGTATATTTCAAATAATAGTGCATAATAATATCATCGACCAGTTCCCACTCGTCAACCGCCAAGTCATTTGGTCCGTCAAACTCATCTTCGTCCACATTAGCACAGTCATCTCCTACAAAAAGAGAAAAACCTTCGTCTTTGATTTCTACAATTTCTTGGTCGCTTAATTCATTCGTATTAATGTCAACTTCCATATTATTATGAAATGCAATAAATTCACGTATATTTTCATACCATGTTTCTTTACATGCAACTGTATGATATAATTCATATATATGTTCATTAAAAATCATATGTAAACTATTATTAATACGTTCACATTGATACGGTGTTATTGGTGCGCGCCATATTGCGTGACATTTTTCATGTTCAGTAAACCCAGGAAAGGGTTCGTTTACGTCGTTAATCTCAACACTATTAAATATAGTATTTTGTTTATCATTGAATTCTTTTTGTGCTGCAATTCTCTGGTCATACCAATTCGATAACCGTTCCCTTTCTTGTTTTTCTGCAAGTTTTACACTCTGTGTTTTTGCATTATTTTCTTTAATAATATCACTTGGTTTTAAATTCAAATCTTCTTCATCAGAACTTATAATATCTTCATCAGAACTTATAATATCTTCATCAGAACTTATAATATCTTCATCAGAACTTATAATATCTTCATCAGAACTCATAATAATATATATTAATACTATTAATCTATATTATTTATGTCAATTATTCAAATTATATATTGTATGGTGTAATTAAGCAGCAAGACGGATACCACCAACAAGAGTACTACCAAGAGTCATACCAGCACCATTTCTTGCACTTGAACCCATGGATGGGATAAATACATCAAGAATGCTAAATGTAGCGGCGGCAGTTAATGCAATAATAACAATTTCTTCAACACCCAATGCCTTCTTAGGGATTAACATGGCACAAATAGCAACAGCTAAACCTTCAATAAGGTATTTGATAGCACGTTTCAAAAGCTCATTCATGTCAAACAATTCTGTCATTTGTATGATATATTATATTACAATAAAATAATTCAAACTAAATCAAAATATAATGTTATCCAGAAAACACTTAAATATATCATTTGAATACAACATATAATGGCAACATTTGATAAAAAGAAAACAGCAACTGGAGAAATCAACCCTAAATATGTAGATTTATGTGATGAAGACCCTTCCATTGCAGGGCAAAAATTCACATGTTTGTCGTTCGTATCTCCCGAAAAAATACTAAAAAAACGGGAGGTTTATTTATTCGACCAATTTATCAAAAATTGGGAGTTTTCTAAATCAATGGAACGATATTTTGAATTTATTCATTTTATCGCATATAAACACAATATGGATGTAGAAACTTTGATTACTGATTTCAATGATTTTGTAAAAGAAGAAGGAGATAAATTACAGAAAAGTGGCATTGATGATGATTATAAAAATTTTATGGACAAACGAGAGGATAAGTTAAACGAAAAATTTAATCGTGAACACTCATTCCAAACATCTACCCGTGGTTTAAAGGTGCGTGGTGTATTTTCTACACAAGAAGAAGCTGAACAAAAATGTAAAAAGTTACGAGACCAAGACCCGAATCATGATATTTTTGTAGGTCCAGTTGGTGTATGGATTCCATGGGATCCAGATGCATATAAGACAGGTAAAGTTGAACATTTGGAAGAGGAGATGAATGCATTACATAAAGAAAAAATGAAGAATGAGGAAATGGCAAAGAAAGAATTTGAAGAACGTATACGAGAAACTAAAAAGAAAGCTATTATGGAGAACATTGAGAAAGCAAAGGCAAGTGGAAATGTACTTACTCAAACCATGGACGATGACGGTAATTTAATTGGTGTGAAAGAAACCGTAAATTTTGAAGAACGTGAAGTAGCTGATGCCGAATCAACCCAACTACGTAATGAATTATTAATGGAACAAAATGCAAATCCTACAGATTCACTTGAAAACGTAGATTAAACCGTTGAAAATCTTTACTGGTATATCTTGATAAACAGTAAAAAAAAGAATATAAATATACAAATATATATTATATAGTAAAATAATTATATAATATGACTACTTTCTGCGACATATTATATCAAAAATATTTATCAACTACCATTACAATGCATGAACCAATATTTTTAAGTAAAGATTATTTAAATACATCTACTCATTTTTATAATAGCCTTACCGAATTTAAATCTTCACCAAATTCATTAATGCATATTCTGGGTTCAACATTTATATACAAATACATGCACACAGAAAGCACACATAACCAAGAAAAATTTAATTATTTAAAAAGTGTATTGGACAATCCATTTATTACAGATACACAAAAGAACGATTTTTTATCAATATTTCAAGATATACAATGTATATATAATACTTTTTGCAAGTTTGCGTTCAAATATAAATGGAAAAAAAGTAAATATGCAAATAATCATGACCTAATCATGAATCCAATAAATATAAATCAGTATTTTGTATGTACACTAATGCACTATAATACAAAATATATGTTTACTAAAAGTGATTTGACCAAAATAATTGAAAATTCATTAATTCATTCACCCTACATTTTCGCGGAACCATTGCCTATAAAAAATCCATATAATAACAGTATGTTTGACAAATCGCATTTATATACTATATATTTTTTTATGAAACATGGTGGATTTATGTTACCCAGTATTTTCCATCAATATTTTTTACATAATTTTCATTTAAAAATTTTTAGAGATTATACAGAATGTATGATACGTGAAATGCATATAAAAACAATGTTGACTTCTAATAGTAATAAAAAAACTATATTTGATATAAAAACCATGATTCAATTGTATAATAATCAATGTACAACCGCAAATATGTACATTAATATTGATAATTCGTTTCCCGAAGATGTACTCATTCTCGCAATGAAACCCTATTTGCATCTATTTTATACATCAAATTATACGCTATGTATGTCAACTAAATCATTTTCAAATTGTGAACTGGTTTATCGTCTTAAAACGTTTAAAAAAAATTCACCAGGTTTTGGGCGTAAACAGGTTAAGCTTATAACAAAATATAATTTTACAAACAAAAAGAACAAACCTGAATATATTACAGAATATACACCCTATATTGAAAAACCTTATTACAAAAATTATAATACAAGTCATATTGAGATTATAGAAGATTATAACGATGAAAAAGATTATAGTATACCAATACATTCATTTAATATCAGTTCAAGGGAGAATGATATTGTAAATAATATGAATTTATCCAGCATGTTTGCTAATATGAGTATTAATAACGAAATGACTGATAATGATGATGCTGAATTTGACGATACATATGACGACTAAGAACTAATATTACCAACTTGATTTTTTCACATTAATACTTGGTCCAGATTTTTTCTTAGATTTACTTGGATCATATGATTCATCTTCATCATCGGAACCCATATTCTTTGATATATCCCAAAATTCCTTAGACCCTAACTTGAAATTAGGGTGATTTTCAGCTTTATACCAAGCAATTTGGTCATTTAACTTGTTTGATTTTGAATTATTATTTATAACCAAACATTCAAAGTTCTCAGTACATTGGTCCATTACTGCACAAAATGATTCTAATGTTGGAAACATACTTGCATAATTTTCCCATATACGTTTTCTATTTGATAAGTATGGTTCTCGTAATATAAAAACATAATCAATATTTGTACGTAAATTTGGTGGAATACCTAATGGGTATTGCATTGTAATAATAAGCATTATTTTCCAATGACGCCCATTCATAAATAATAATCTCATCATTTTATCACGTGTCCACGATTGGTCATACAAACAATCATCCAGAATCACAAATGCACGAGGGTCTATTGTCGTACGTTTATACATTTCAAGTTCTTTATTTACTTGTTTTAATACAGTTTTTTGACGCCGCAGTACATTTTCTATCAAAACTGTATTATATTCTTCATGAATAAACAACTTCGGTACATGGGCTGCATAAAATCCATTACCCGCTTCTGTACCAGATATTACAGTTCCAATTGGAATATCTTGGTGGTAAAATAATAAATCTCTAACTAAAAATGATTTACCTGTATCACGTCTGCCAATTAATACGACAACTGGTCCTTTATTCTCATTTGCTTTAAATGTAATATCTCGCATATTAAATTTTTTCAATTCAAGAGTCATAGTATAATTATAAATACTGTATATAAAAAGTATTTTTAGGACAAACGTAGTATTTTCTCTACTTTCCATTAGTTTAATTTATACGAAAAAAATATGGTAACCACTTATAAGCATTTTACACTAACGATATGTCTATTTCTTGTAAAACTCCTAAATTTGCAATTCACTATTCAAAATACAAGCCCATTTCTTTGAATCATTTAGAACAATCATCTCCTAGTAATATTGTTGATGATAATCAAGAGTTCATCTATAATCCCCATGATATACAAAATATACAAAGTTATACTCCCATTTATAATAAATGGTTCTCACTTGATGAATCTAACTATAATCGTATCGCATTAAATAATACATTCCAAATTGTTGATATGAATACAGTTATAAATACTGATACAAATACCCAGATTAATAAACCTGTTTTTATTAAATATTCTCCTCTGTATGACCCTACCCGATACATGGTTGGAAAATATGAAACTATTAAAGATAAAATAACTAATTTACCTACATTAAATAATGAAAAAGAATGTTCAAAAATATCTGATACTAATAATATGGCTTATGTTGATTGTTTTTTTAGTTATTTATCAAGTAAATTATTACATCAACATTCGATATTACATTGTATCGACTTTTATGGTTCATTTATGGGAATACAACACAAATTCAAAACAGATATTACTGATGATTATGAATATTTACAATCATCCTCATTTTTTAATGCAAACAATAACAAATTGTTTCATACTATGTCCATAAATATGGACAGTTATCATAATTATGGTTCACATGCGAATAAACCTCGCATTTGCATTTCAAATACACCACATAATATTTCTACTATTGATATTGATGAGATTAATTCATCTGTTGAACCCGACCAAAGTAATAAACAGTTTTTGTTTGAAACTATAGAACCATTAGATACCGAATTATTAATTTATACAAAACCTGATATATCAAAAACATGTACAACTAATAACTCCAGTTCTACTAATAGTAAAAATAGTGAGAGTGAGAGTGAGAGTGAGAGTGATAGCGATAACAATGATACTGATGAAAATGATGATGATGATGATGATGATGATGATGATTATATTACCGATGAGGACGATGACGATTCAAGTATAGACCCTGAACAATGTTTTGCTTATATTAATAATTTTCCTGTACAATGTATAACCTTACAAAAATGTGATGGAACTCTTGATAATTTATTTGAAACTCAATGTATGGATAAAGATGAAGGTATATCTATATTAATGCAAATTATTATGACATTATTGTGTTATCAAAAAACATTACAATTTACACATAATGATTTGCATACAAACAATATAATGTATGTTGATACGGACCAAGAATTTATATATTATATATACAAACGCAATACATATAAGGTTCCTACATTTGGAAAAATTTACAAAATTATTGATTTTGGTCGTGCAATATATAATTATAATGGTCAACGATTCTGCAGTGATAGCTTTGCACCGTCGGGTGATGCATCTACACAATATAATTGTGAACCGTACATGGATAATAATAAACCTCGATTAGACCCCAACTATAGTTTTGACTTATGTAGATTAGGTTGTTCATTATATGATTTCGTAATCGATGATGATGTACCCATTGAAGAATATGATGAATTTCAAAAAATTGTGTATCATTGGTGTTTAGATGATAACTATAAAAACATTCTGTATAAAAAGAACGGAGACGAACGATACCCTAATTTTAAATTATATAAAATGATTGCCCGAACCGTTCATAATAAAACACCCGACGAACAATTAAATACTCAAGTATTCAAACAATATATCATAGAATCTGGTAAGATTATTCCAGATGATACGTGTATCAATATAGATTTATTACCAGAATATTACACAAAATATATGTAAAATTGATTTAGAATCAACTCTCTTGATAATACACATATAACATCTAATATGGATAAAATTATTAAAGATATTGAATTGAAAGTTAAGTATTACGCATTATTTACAAAAGTGAAATACGCAGGTATGGGGGATCGGTACGAAACTCTTAAAGAATTTATACAAAACAAAATTACACAACACCCAAATATAACTCTTAATGATTTTGAAATTGAAATATTTAAAAAAATTGGTGAACTGTATGATGAAATGCAAGATAAGCCAGACATGATTGGTTGTGGAACGGATGAAGGCGATTATTAGAAAATATAATAAAAATATTATATTTTATACAAATGTATACACTCTTTTTTACTTCATATATTTCTCTTTAAACATCTCAGGAGTCATTATTGGTATTTTGTCTTCATTTGCCTTCTTCATTTTATTCGATACGTCATCTAATGATTTTACAATCAATATATATGTTTGCTTACTTATATTATTATCTAAAATTCCACCAACACTTTTTAAATGTGCTATTATTTCTGCATCACGGACTTTGGTCATTACTATATGTTTTTGATATAATGGATTACTTTCATCTACTGTTATTGTTTCTATTGGTTGGAATTCATTATGTAACTCTGGTTTAGTATTATCCACTTTATTTAATAAGTTACATTCTTTCATAAAATCTAAAAACACGGGAATATTCGTTACAAAGCTATTGGCGTTTTCTTTACCTATACCATCTATTGTTTGTAACATCACGATTTTTTCATCTATTGGTTCATCTCTGGTTAATATATCTGGATAAGCATTCATAATTGGTTGTATCTTTCGTTTCCCAATACCCCTTCCAAACTTATTTGATGCGGCCATAATATCAAGTAACGATGCCTTACCAATTTGTGTCTTTATGCCATCGTAAATTTTATTCACCATTTTCGTTTTAAATCCTTCTACCTTCTGGAAATCTTCTTTTGACATTTTTAAAATTGCTGGAACACTTGTGTATCCAGCTTTCATTATTTTCTTTACATTGCCTAATCCTATACCGTCCACCTCCAAACCTTTGAAAAAATCAGTAATATTTTTAGTTTGAACTGTTTCATTTACATCTACATTATCCAGAACTATATCTACTTTGGTATCAGTCCAATGATAATCTTCTGTCGGCATTTTTACAACTTCGGCTGGTGCTGTTACCGATTTTATATATGGAATTACATCACCACTACGGATTATTTGTATTATTGCACCAATACCTATTTTATTATCTTGGATAAATTTACCATTAAATCCTGTTGCATATTCAATTGTAACTCCACCTAACTTAATTGGTTCTATCCTTACTCGTGGTTTTAAATAACCACTTTTACTTGGTGTCCACACTACATCTACTACTTTCGCTTCTGCTATCTGGTCTGATATTACCATTTTAAATGCAAATGCATGGTCTGGATTTCCATCTTTACGAGTATATATGTGGTCATCGGCTACAATGACCCCATCAATCTCATACTCATGATTTGTTCTCCAATCCATTAACAATTCAGATAACATTTCATTAGTCAATAGTTCCACTGTTTTATTTTGGACAACTTTATGACCTAACTCTGTTAATTGTTCCATTTGTGAACTTGGACGTAATTCTGGCTTAATAACTTCATAGGCTACAAAATGCACATCATGTGCTTTTTCATCAATGGTTTTACTATTAATAATACCAGATACCAAATTTCGGGGATTTGCAAACTTGGATTTATATTTTTCCTCAAATACCATGCGTGGTATTATAAATTCTCCACGGACTACTATATTCGTTTCTGTTGGTAATTGAAAAACCGGTAATAAATGACTTATATCCTGACCAATTGTACCATTACCACGCGTATACAATTTCGGTTCATCACCTTCTGTTGTATATAGTCCACTTACTCCATCTAACTTACATGATAATACATATTGACCTTTATATTTTTTTGTCCATGTTGTAAGTGCGTTTGTATCTGGTTTAATTTTATCCATGGACGCCATCTTATATGGCAATTCTACCTTACTTTTTGTAACTTTTGCACCAATTTGGTCTAAATCTGTATTCGCTGGATATACACGCCCTACATATTCGGTTATAATATCATACTCAGAATCTGTCATTATAGCTACTTTTGTATTGTAATATACGTGACTCGCGGTTTCACACAATTCTACCAATTGTATTTCAGTTAATTCATTTAATGTATCTATACCATCTTGACGAAATTTATTTATAAATTCTTTTGCCTTTTTTATTCTGGATTCCATAGTTTCTTCTTTTTGAGAAATTAATTTTATATTATTTTCTTTTGAATTACTTTGCTTCTCTTTTTCTTTAGAATTTTTACGTGTCTTATTCTTTGGACTTTTATTTGGTTCTACTATTGATATAGTAATATTTTCCTTCTTATCTAAATGCAAAATAGGTACTAATTCAGGTAATTCATCAGTTTCTATATTTATTTCTGGTTTATCAAGGTTCTCTTCTTCTATTACTAATCGTGGTGCAATATTCACAAGTTTTACAGTTTTTTTTGTTTTTCTTATTTTAGGTGGATTCTTCTCTTTTAATTTTTTTTCTTTTGATACTTTCTCTTCTGGAGATTTTTTCTTGGTTTTACGAGGCTTTTTTTCTTTTGATACTTTCTCTTCTGGAGATTTTTTCTTGGTTTTATGTGGTGTTTCTTCCAAAGTAGACACAACAATTTTACTCTGTTCTGGTTGTTGTATTATATTCAGTTTACGTTTTCTGGTTTTATTCGGTTGTGCTGTTTTTTTGGGTTCTATTGGTAAATCAATATTTTTACGACCCTTTTTTATCATTTTATGTATGCTTTGTATTTGTTCTTCATCTGCAGATGAATCCATTTTTATATAATATATATAGAAATTTGAATTATTCTATATATATTTTGCTTGTTTATATACTTCAAAATCCGGGTTCATCTGTAAACACCTGAGTTGTATTTAAATTTAATGCTTTCCCATCAGTTACTACATTCAAAAAATCATTCATCGTTCCATTTATTTGAAAAAACACAAATAACCCAGTAAATGCTGACCCAAATACCATTACTGCATCGCGTATAACATATTTCAATGGAGTCCATTGTTTTGATATGTATTTCATCTCAATTACTTTCAATACACTAAACACACTTGTAATTATTGCTGCAATTATCAATATTTTTTCCATATGTAAATATAATTACAATATAGAATATTATATGTTTATTAAAACGCATATCTGCCTAAATTGGAGGTAGTTCTTCTACACCGTCCAGTATTATATCATCACTACTCATAGATTTTTCTTGTTCATCTAAAATATCAAACCCGCTTAAATCTACCATATCTGTATGGATTTGAATCCGTTCATCATCTGTATCACTTTCTTCTTCTAATTTGCGTTCTATCGCGCGAGATGTACTTATATCTTCTAATCGTTCTATAGATTTCGGTGCATCTACTTGTTCAACATTGTTTGTTTCATTTAATACAGAATCTATATCATTAAATTCTAATTTCGTAACAACCTCATTATCATCTATATTTTGAATCGTTGGTACAACGTCGGGTATCGTTTCTTCAGTTGATTCTTTATTATCATCCGTATTTTGTTCATCGTCTTTTGTTTCTGGTTCAGGTTCCTGTTCTGGGACATCTTCGATTATTACTTCTTCCTCTTGTTCTATATTTTCATCCATATATGCACGAATAATTGCTTCAGTTGGTATACTTTCACGTATTGTAGTCAATATACATTCTTGAACTATTGTTTCTAACTCACGATTATTCTTTTGAATTTGAAGAGGGGATATATTTTTTTCAAATAAATATACATTCATATACACTTTACGAGCTACATGAATATAGACCTTGTGAATAAATACATCTAACTTTGGTATGGAAATATCTATTTTTTTTTGCTTATTACCGACTCTAATACAGGTCAATACTTTTAACTGAATTATGTGAACACATGTAATTAAATCTTCTAAATAATCACAACCACTTCTTTCTATTATTCGTTTTCGTTCCTCATCTACTATTATATTATTCCATTTGGGAACTCTTGATAGTAAATTTTGAAATGACATCAAATATTTACTTGCTTCATCATTATCTAAACACATCTTCCAAGCTTCATTAAATATTGATCGAATACCTTCGACTACTACTGGCGTTAATACACTAACTAACCGACTACACCATTCATTCCGTGACTCGTGTAAATTAGATATTACAAAATCGTCCATTATGTATTTATATTTCTGTAATATTTTTTAAGTCCTTATTTGTACGCAAATACAAATAATCGAATATAGTAAACATCAATATCTTTTCAAACCGATATTCTTTATGTATAGTATCAAAATACATACATACTTTCGTTTTTAGACTATTATCTATTAACGTTGTTTCTTTTACCCATTCTATTACATCCAGACAAGATAATCCATTCTCATAGATCCGTTCACATAATTGAATTAAATTCTTATGAGATATGTCATTATTTACACAGGTTTTTATCTGTTCGTTTAACCACATATTGTTGTTCTCTGTATAATGAATTTTATAGTTTACATTTTTTGATATTACATGTAAATTGCATATTTTATTTCCATCCATATACTCCGGCACATAAATCTCACAGAATCTTGACAAAATTGGTTTTAATAATTTATGTTTGTTCTCTATTATTATGAAAAAACGAGTATTGAAACTGAATTGTTCTATGCATCTACGTAATGCAGATTGGGCATCTATCGTCAAATTATCTGCATTAATTAATACAATTGTTTTAAATAATCTGCCATTATTTGAATGTATATTCGCTTTCGCGAAAAATTTTAGTTCTTCACGTATAAATTTTATTCCTTTACCATGTGCACAATTTACAATCATTATGTTTGATTTCATACGACTTTTATCATTATCGTATATAGTATTCAAAAAATTATTCACTATTGTTCGTTTACCACTTCCTGATACCCCATGAAATATAATATGAGGTATTTTATTTGTTTTATTGAAGTGATTTAATTTATCATATATTGAATGATGGATATCTATATTCGGTTTTATATTATGATTTGGTTGGTTATCACTATTTGCTAATGAAAATATGTTTTGCATGTTATGAAATAAAATCATATACTATTTATATGATTTTACCGCGGTTATGATTTTATAATAACTAATTGTTTTGTGAATACATACCGTCCTTGATGCATTGTCTTTCTACCAACATTACATTGTAAACATGCTATCACTACGTTCTCTTTATTGTGTCCTATGTTATTATCAATTCTATCTAATGACCATTGTGTTTGTTCTCTCACCGTTTTATAGAGAACCTTTACTGGGTTTTTACAATAATAACAAATATTCGCCGCTTTTTCTAAGGTATTCAACACATAATGTATATCAACCAATTTATCTTGCTCATATAATGCCTTTTTTATATCCTGTGCCTTGTATCCATTGATTTTTTGGGTTATATGTTTCAAAATTACTTGACACGGGTTCGTGTCCACTATTTCATCACACACTAATTGATGAATATATGACAATTGTGCATCGGGTTGTAGTTCTTCTTCTGATATTTGCCATAATTTAGTGTTGGTTATTTCCCTGTTTTTGGGTTCTTTTTTGGTCTTTATTGTTTTATTTGTGGTCAGGTTCTCCATGTCTTGATTTGGAAGAGTAAAATTTATATTTATTTTCTTAATGGTCGTTTCCATGTGTATCTATTTTATTGGTATATATTTACAAATTTTTTTTTACGTATAGAGAACCTATTCACCATTCGTAAATAATGAGGACAAATAGGTACAATTTCCGCCATTAAACAACACAGAATAATCTATTTGATATGGTTTGGTTCTCGTTTCATTTTCATAGGAAAATTTCCATTTAAAATCCGCATTTTTCGCACCACTATCTATACAATGATAGATAAGGTTCTCAAATTGTGCATAGGAACCACGATTCACACCAGCATCTTGGGGAAAAATATTTAGTGGCTCGTTTCCATATCCACCTAAACGATTTGCTAAAATATGCCCAGCATCACAATCTTGAATTCCATCATCATCCAACATTCTTGAATATTTTTGTGTGCATGATGTTGTATCTGTGCCATGGTCTAAATCCAATGGTGTTATCGCACCATGTGCGTTTACTACAATGGGATAATCACCATGTAATTTATATTCATATGTTATTTTTGCCGTACCGCCGCCCATTTGGATTAAATTCGTCCCAATCTCTGGACATGGTACAGTTGTACAAACACATTGAGATTCTGCATTACATAATGTAACCATCATGTTTAGTATATAATATAAAAATAATACCCACATTATATATAATCACAATATGTTTTTATATTTAATATTGTTGATGTTAACACAAATATCTATTATTGCACAATCTGCACCATCTACCATGTATGTATTTGCTTATAGTTGGACTCCTGGATTTTGTAATGGACAAACATATCCAGGATGCACGAATTCACTAAATTACTGGAAACAGAATTTCACTATCCATGGGTTATGGCCTCAATATGTTACATCTGGGTATCCATCTACATGTACAACCGAACCATTTGACCCCAATATACCGATTGATATAGGTTTAGATTACATGATTGAACGATGGCCAGATGTTCAGTATGATGTCAATACCCCCTCATATGATTCATTTTGGGAACATGAATGGACTAAACATGGAACATGCTCTGGATTATCACAACGTGATTATTTTACTACTGCATTATCTCTTACTAATATCTTAATTACACCTGAAATTATACACAATTCTATTGGGTCTAATGTCAGTACAGATACACTCCGTACGTCTGTTGCAGACCCTTCAGCAGTTTCGTTACAATGTCATAAACAAATGTTGGTGGGAATATATACTTGTTGGCAACAAGTTGATAATATTCCATCTAAATTAGTTGCATGTCCAAATGATGTAATTAATGAGGATACATGTACTGCACCCTATGTTTATATTCCGTCTTTGGATTAAGAGAGTTTCTATATTACAATTATTCAAGTGGTCTAAATGCCGAAAATTTAAGTTGTTTAAATAATTATATAATTATTTAAACATATCATATTTATACCGCTGGACATTTGTAATGGGACGCCCAAAGGGCGTCATTGCAAATTCCAGAGCGGTATCTGACCTATGGACACTCAAAATGTCCCATTTTGAATGTCCGACGGTTTAAAGTGTGAAAAAATGTATTGTAAAGAGACAGAAAAATGGGAGGTTCATTGTGTGACCTGACATGATATATCTATGAGAACATGCTGTACCATTTGTTAAAGGTATATTTACTATATTACTCAAATT